GCTCGTTACGTTGCGAGCGTTAGCACTCAGGCGGCGGTCGCATCACTGACGCTGGCCGCCGCTGGTCTTCTGTTCCTCAACACCGTGGATACGGAAGTCCTCATCACCATCGCCACACAGGCCGGCACTCCAGTTGCCGGCACTGTGACCCTGTATTTTCAGGGCTTCATGGCCCAGTAAGGAGACTGAAACATGAGAAAAGCAACCGCAATCTACAATGCGCCGGAAGGCGACAACAAGGTGGTTGAGATGGGCGGCGTGACCTTCTTCGACGGTCAGCCGGTCGATCTCAATACCAGTGACCACGCTCACCTGATCGCGAAGCTGCCGGGCAACCAGCACTTCGAGGTCGAGATTGGCGAGGAAGAGGAACCGAAGCGGAAGCCCGGCCGGCCCAGCAATGCCGAAAAGGCGGAAGCGCAGCTCAAGGCCTCTCTTACGCCAGAACAGCAGGTTGCCTCGCAACTCAGCCAGACGACCTGATCCAATGTCGAAAACCCGCCAACAAATCCAGTTCAAAACGATCTCGATCCTTGTTGGCGGGGACGTTGGTTTCGACCCTTCGGCCGAAGATGCGACCGCTGTTGATGGCTATATCGATAGTGTGGTCGCTGAATTGAACGCGGACGAAACCACCTATATTTCCGATCCGGACAATCTGGCGGATGAACTATTCGTTCCGTTCTGCAAGCTGGTAGCCAATGCAGCGGCGGAAGAGTTCGGCGGCAAGTCTGACGAAACTCTGGCGAAGGCCATGCGCAACTGGATCAAGCGGCTGTCGTCGCAGACGCCGGGCTATGGTCCGCAACAGACATCCTACTTCTGATGACGGCCGTACCGATCCCGTTTCCGCTCTCATCGTCTCCGGGGGCAAATCCTCAAGAGAGTGCCGGCCGGTTAATCAACGCCTACGCCGAGCCCCTCGGCAAGGACATCGAGGCCAAGAAGGGCTGGGCGCCTCCTCCCGCAGTCTGGCGCAAGTCGCCGGGTCTTTCGCTGTTCGGAGCGTCCGGCCAGACAGGTTTTCGCGGTGCACTTCTGGTGGGCAGCGCGGTCTATGCAGCATGGTCCGGGAAGGCATCGACCTTCACGTCGCTTGGTGTCGAAACCCTACTCACGGGCACGCTCAACGGCACCGAGAAGGTGTTTTGGGCGAGGAACAACAAGAGCCCGACGCCTGACGTGGTGTGTGTGGCGCCTGGGACCGGCGCGTTCTCGGTTACATCGGCCGCGGTCAGTTCGTTTGCTGATCCTGATATCGGAACGCCGAACAGCGTCGGTTTCATGGATGGGTTTTTCATCTTTACCTATGGCGATGGAACGCTACAGGCGTCCGGCTTGAATGATGTCACGATCGCCACGACCGACAAGACGAAAGAGCAGGCAAAGACCGGCGGTCTCACTCGGGGTATCCCGTTCAACGGGCAGTTCATCGCGCTGGGGCCTAATTTCGGCGCGGTCTATGCGAACACGGCACAGCCGACCGGGTTTCCGTTCACGCGCTCCTATGTGCTGCAACGCGGATTGCTGGGGCCGTATGCCTTGGCTGGCCATGAAGACGGATTCGGGTCTGCGCTGATCTGGGTAGCGGATGATAACTCGGTGGTGCGCCACAACGGAACGCCGATCCCGGACAAGATTTCGCCGCCGGATTTAGATCGGGCAATTGCGAAGGTGTCCGACAAGACGACCTTGGAAGCCTCGGTCTATATCTCTCAGGGTCATCCGAAGTGGGTGATTTCCTGCCCGACATTTACATGGGAATTCGATCTCGGTTCGCAGAAATGGAACGAGCGTGCGAGCTATCTGCAAACCAGATGGCGCGCAATCAGCGGGTTTAACGCTTTCGGCAAATGGATCGTCGGAGATACGCAAGGCGGCCGACTGCTCTATATCAACGAACTGGCCTTTGACGAGTTCGGTAGCCCGCTTGTGTTCCAGATCGAGAGCGGGCCGGTGCAGCACTTCCCGAACCGGACGAAAGTTGCAAGGGCGGATTTCAATTTCGCAACCGGAGTGGGCATCGCGACGGGGCTTGACCCGATCGCGACTGATCCCAGCGTCGGGATTTCATGGTCGAATGACGGTGGCATCACCTGGAGCAACGAATTCACCCGCAAGCTCGGCCGGCAGGCTGAAGCGTCTCGGGCAACAATGCTTCGATCAGGAACGACAGGCGTTCAAGGTCGCCGCTGGCGTTTGAAAATATCTGATCCCGTTTATGGATCGCTCCTCGGCGCGACACAAGACACGAATCTGAGCAATCACTGATGGCAAGTCCTTTCCCCGGAAAAGATGTTCCCGTGGTTGATCAGGCCACGGGGATGATGAATCAAACTTGGTTTGACTATTTTCAGGATCATCAAAAACTAACGCAACTTCCTGACGTATCGAAAACGGTAACGCTGACTAATGGCATGACGCTTGTTTACAACGCGACCAGCAAACTATGGGTGCCGACATAATGGGCCTCTTTGATCTCTTCTCGAACGACACGGCCGAAACCGCCGCTGCCCAGCGCAATGCCGGGCTACAGCAGGGCTATGACGCGCTGTCATCGTCTTACGGTCAGGGTCGCGACGCGCTGTCGTCTTCGCTTGGACAAGGCCGGAACGCGCTCACGGGCAATATCGACCAGGGCAACAACGCGATCATTTCCGGTTACGGTCAGGGCCGTGACGCGATCAACTCGAATTTCAGCAACGCCTCAAATCTGTGGGGCGGCCTGCTCGGATCGAGCAATGCCGGTGCGACTGCCTACGGCAACGCCAGCGGCGCGAACGGTGTAACCGGGTTGCAGCAGGCAACCAGCGATTTCAAGAACTCGGGCCAGTACGGCGCTTACGGCTTCTCGCTCGATCAGGGCTTGCAGGCGCTCAATCGCACGCACGCCGCGGCGGGCAATCTGTCCTCGGGCAACGCCGACGCGGATTCGATGAAGTACGCAACCGGCTTGGCTGGCCAGCAGTACAACAACTATTTGACCGGGCTCCAGCCGTATTTGGGCCAGCAGGCCAATGCGACGGCCGGCGCCGCTGGTGTCGCGACCGGGCAGGGCAATGCGCTCAATCAGAACTATACGGGCCAAGGTGGCGCGCTCAGCTCGAACTACGGCGCGTTGGGCGCCGGCTTGAACAGCAGCTACGGCAACGAAGGGCAGGGCGCTAATGCGTCCTACATGGGCCAAGGCGGCGCTGCGAATGCCAACTACACGGGCCAGGGCGCAAGCAATGCCGCCGCGACGATGAACAATTACAACGTGGGGCAGAACCAGCTTAATGCGATCACGGGCGTTGCCAAGCTCGCCGCAGGCATGTTCTGATGGCCGACATTGACCAGATCATTGCCGGCGGTGCGGGATCGAGTTCGAGGGCTGATTTCTCAGGCATCGAAGGCATCGCAAAATCGTATTGGGAAGGCAAGGATCAAAAGGCTAAGAACGAGCTTCGCGATGCTTTTAAGGGTGGCGTGCCCCTCACCCCGGAGGGCCAGCCCGATTTCGGCGCGATGGCGAAGACGCTATTCCAGAAGGGCGGATTGAACGAGGGCGTAGCGGCTTCAAATCTCGGCATCCAGCGCGACCAACTGAAGATGGGGCAGGACGCCAGCGCCGCGATGGGCCGCGCAGAAGGCGGTCAGCCTCAACCCGTTCAGCAGGCTCCGATCGTCAGTCCTCCATCATCCAATCGCGGCGCGTCTGTCGTGGTTGCTCCACCGCTTAATCGTGGCGGAGAGGTCGCGCAGGGACAGCCTCAGGACGCTCCGCAAGCGCCACAGGGCGGCGCTACCGTCATGAAGGTTCTGGCCGCTCAGGGTATTCCGAACGACCAGCTAGGCGCGGCAAGCGCGTCTATCGCCCGTCAGTTGGGCGTCGATCCCACGGCCCCGATCGACTTGAACGATCCTCAGGTGCGCAACGTGCTGGCGCCGGCTGTTGCCCAGTTAAAGCGCATGGGCGTCGGGCAGGTTGCTCAGCCTGGCCAGCCGCAGCAGCAGGATATTCCCCCGGTCAATCCGCAGCAGAACCAAGGCACGTTCGGCGCGCCTCCTGCTACGCCGACCCGCGGCGCGGTCCCGACCGGCAATGACCCGGAAATTCAGAAGCAGATCGCGACCTATACTGCGATTGCGAGCAACCCGGCCTATCCGAAGTCGGTGCAGGAGGCGGCACAAACTCGATTGAAGGCTTTGCAGGAGCAGGGCCAGCCAACCGGACCAATGAAAGAATACGACCTTTACCGCCGGCAGGGCGGCAACCTTCCATTCAACGAGTGGACGGCCGATAACGAAAGCCGCAAGACGGCCGCGACCGAAGAGGCAAAACTTGGTGCGCAAAAATATCAGTCCTTGGTGGAAAATGGCACCAAGGCGCAGATGGAAATCCCGCAGCTTGAATTGCTGCAAGAGCAGATGAATGACCCGAATTTCTTCTCGGGTGCCGGCGAGAAGTACAATCTGCTCTACAAGCGCCTGAAGTCGGCTGTTGGCATCGATCCGGAAGCGGCGGTTCCTCAGGAATATCTGCGCAAGGCGACCGCGGCGAACGTGCTTTCGTCGCTCGGGGCGCTCAAGGGCCTCGGTCAGATCCGGGTTGCTGAAATCAACATGGCGCGAGAGGCTGCGGCTTCCCCGGAAAACTCGGTTCCGGCCAACAAGCTGTTGGTGGAAATCTCCAAGCGCACCCACGAACGCAACGCCGATATTGCCGAGATGGCGCAAAGCTACAAGGAAAAGAACGGCACGCTAGACCCCGGCTTCGACAAGCAGGTGACGGCCTATTACAAGGCGCATCCGCTGTTTACCGATGGCGAGATCAAGGACTGGCATAAGGTCATCGGAACGCAGAAGCCGACACAGGCGGCTAGTGCTGGCAGCACGTTCTCGTCTCCCGCTGATGTTCATGCCGCGGTCGCGGCCGGCAAGCTCAAGAGCGGCGACACGTTCACGGACGCTAACGGCAAAACGCGGGTTGTCCCCTGATGGATCAGCCCTATACCGGACCAAATCTAGGGCCGTTGCAGAATCCGAACGTTCCCGCAAGCGACGGCTGGGATGCTTTCCCGGAGGCCAAATCAGCGGCGCCGAAAGCTGATGATTGGTCGGCGTTTCCCGAGGCCGGCGATTCCTACGGCATGGCAAAGCAGGCCGGCGTTGGCGTGGCCAAGGGTGCGATCGGGCTGGCTGGACTCCCCGGCGACGCCCAGCAGCTTGCGAAGAAGGCCAGCGATTGGGTCGCAGACAAACTGCCGTCATTTGGGGATACGCAGCTCGGTAAATTCTTGAAGGAGGAAAGCGCCAAATCGGCCGGCGGTGCGGCTTCCGCGGCGAGCGGCGACTTGCCCGGCAGCTACGCACTGCCAACCTCAGAAGGCATTCAGGGCCAAGTTGAGAAGGTTACGGGAGAGTTCCGCAAGCCGCAGAACCAGAACGAGCGCGACGCTCAGACGGTTGGAGAGTTCGGCGTAGGCATGTTGGGACCGGGCGGCCCAATCCGAAAGCTCGTTACGCAGGTCGCGGCTCCGGCGGCGGCGACCATCACAGCCGGCCGGTTCAGTGACCAAAATCCCTATGTGAAGGCACTCGCGGGTTTCGTGACTGGTGGCGTCGGAGCTGCACTGTCTGGCCCGTCATCCGCCGAAAGCCTGTTGCGGTCGAAACTTCCGCCGTCCGTGACGGAACAGGACATTACCCGCGCTGGGCAACTGATCGACCATGCGCAGACCCGCGGCGTGGCCCTGACGTGGCCGGAAGCCCTAACGAGGGTAACGGGTCAGCCCGTTCTGACGGACACGCAGCGCATCCTGGAAAGCCACGGCCAGACCCGACCACAAATGCAGGAATTCTTTGCCGATCGGCCGGCGCAAGTCGAAAACGCTGCAAGGACTGAGTTTGACCGGCTGGGGCAATTGCCGGCCTCACCTTCAACGATCGGACCTCAGGCGAGGGAGGCGGCGGACAACACCCTTGGCGGCGTGCGCCAGCAGATCAATCATGCTGCTGAACCGTTCTATCAGGCCGCGGAAGGCGTCCACCTTACCCCGGCAGAAATGAGCCAGGTTCGATCAATACCGGGGTGGACTGAGGCGCGGGACGCGGTACGAAACGGCCCTAACGCTTGGCGCGTGGCACATCTTCCAGACTCATCGGTCGGTTTTCTCAACGCGGTAAAGAAGCACTTCGACCAAGCTGCGGAAAACTCAGCATCAAAATTCAATCCGGGCCGGAACAAGGAAACGCAGGCCACGCACGAAATGCAGGCGTCCGCGGTGCGTCAGATCGGCGAGACTGTATCGCAGGATTATCAGATTGCACTTGAGATCCAGCGCCAGGGCAGGCAGCAGTTCCTCGAACCCCTGTTGCAAGGTCCGCTCGGAAGGCTGGCCAAGAAGGACACCACGACGCAAAAGGCGATCACGGCGCTATTCCCCGAAAACCCCGTTCCGGGTACCGAGGGCGAAATCCGAAACGCCGTATTTGCGTTGGCTCAGCAGCGGCCGGCGGTGGCCGAGGCCTTGGTACGCGCTCACGTCGAAATGACCTTCAATCAGGCGGCACGCGATCTCCAGGGCGGCGCCAATCAGTTCTCGGGCGCCAAGTTCGCGGTTAAACTGGCTGGCGGGGCTCAGCAGCGCGCAAATCTTCAAGCGGCTATCGAAGCACTTCCGAACGGAACGGCGCGCTGGGAGGGCTTTGAGCATCTTCTGGATATCATGTCGGCGACCGGCGCGAGACAGCCGAAGGGCTCGTTGACAGCGTTCAACCAGCTTGAGGTCGGGTCGATGTCCAGCAACGGACTAGGATCACTCGCGGCCAAGGGCGCGAGTCCCGCCAAGTGGTGGTCTGCCGCCAACGATGCGTTCAAGGCGTGGTCTCTTGGGCGCAACCTCGATCAGCTTGCCCGGATCATTACGGACCCACGTTCGGGGGATGCCCTCCGTCAAATTGTTCGTATCCCAGCGGGCTCCGACCGCGCTCTCGCGGCGACGGGGCGGCTGATACTGACGCTCGGGGCGGCGACCACGGAGCAGCGCGCCAAGCCCAACTAGACACCACGTCGCAAGGTAAGCGGCACCGAAGGCCAATAGTCCAACCAAATACGGGTTCGGCGTCCATTCCCAATGGATCGCAGCGCAGACCACTGCGAACGCGATTCCCATCTGAAATAACTTCCACATAGGGTCTCTCAAATGCTCAAACGTTTCAGCGGCGGTTTTGCGGCGGTTTTTGTGTTGGCTACGAGCGCATTCGCCGCCGGCACAATCCCGTTCAGCCTTTCCCAGCAGTTCGATAGTCTAGGGAAGCCGCTGGCTGGCTGCAAATTCTATACTGTTGTGGCCGGTACTGTAAGTACCCCGCAGAACGCTTTTCAGGATAGCGCCCTAACGATTGCGCTGCCCAACCCACAGACTTGCGATGCTGCCGGTCGCCTACCGCAGATGTTCCTTGCGGACGGGCAGGTCAAGGTCCGGCTGACTGACCGAAACCTCGTCACGGTCATTGTCGCCGACAATATCCAGGTCATCGGCAATTCGTCGGGCGGTGGCGGTGGCGGTACAGTCGATCCTACCACCATTCTTGCAACAGGCGATATCAAAACCGCCTACGGAACGGCAGTCCTTTCCGGGTTTGTCAGGGCCAATGGTCGAACGATTGGCTCGGCAACTTCCGGAGCAACGGAGCGCGCCAACGCCGACACGCAAACGCTGTTCGTCTATCTCTACGGAACTGACGCGAGTCTAGCCGTATCGGGTGGTCGCGGCGCCTCTGCGGCGGCAGATTTCGCAGCTAACAAAACGATTGCCCTCCCTGACTTCCGCGGCCGCGTTCTCGCCGGCTTCGATGACATGGGAAATTCGGCCGCCGGTCGCCTCACGCTGGCATCGATGACAGGGACCGGAATTGGCGCTGTTGGCGGATCGCAAGTACAAAATCTCTCTACTGCAAACATGCCGCCGTACACCCCGACCGGCCTTCTCAGTAGCGGTACGCTCAATAGCGGTACACTTGTCGGAGGTACACTCAACAGCGGAACGCTCGTCGGTGGCACGCTCAACAGTGGCAATGCCGCTATTGCGACGCGCAATTACACCAATTCCGGCGCAAGCGACCTGTCCCATTTGTCCGCCGGCACTAACGCTGGCGCCGATGCCGGTCTCACTAACTGGCCGGTAAGCGGCACGGTTTCCGGCACTGTCTCTGGAACAGTTTCCGGCACCGTCACCGGCTCCGTCACCAGAACTCTTGCGATGGACCCTCAAGGCGGGACGAGCGCTGTCTTTACGATCATCCAGCCTACTACCTTCGTCACAACCTACCTCAAACTTTGACGGTGGCCTGAAATGTATACGGGCCAAGTCGATGTCGTCAGCAACAAAGCAACGTGGCGCAGCCCCGTTTGCGAACTCGTTGACGATCAGGACGGCACGACAACCAATCTGGCGACAATCGGAACGGTCGATATCGTCGTGACGATCAGCGGCCAGTCATCCGGGTCGGCCTTTAATTACGGCTCGATCAACCCGTCCTGCATCCTAGCCACCGCTTCAATCGCCAACGGCAAGGTCACAATACCAGGGCCGGGCTTCCAGTGGCAATTCGAGGTCGCGGACCTCTCCAATCTCTGCGCCGGCACGTACCGCCTCGGCGCGAAAGTCACCATCAACGGATTTGTCACCGACCTGATCGACGGCACGATTGCCGTGTTGCAAGGAAACTGAAATGTCTTTGAAGCTTAAAATCAGGTCAATGTTTCCTGCGCTGGTATCGGCGGCCAGTCCGCTCTTGCTAGTCAAGACCGGGCTCGCCTATGTGTTCAGCTTCGATGTGTCCGCACTTCTGGCCTCGCTCGATCCGCTCTATGTCAGGATTTCAAACAACCTTTCCGATCTGGCATTCAAATATACCGCGAAAGACAACATCTCAATCCACGGCGCTGATATCGCGTCGGCGGCAACCGTCAACCTTGAGACGGCCACGGGCGATCTGGTCGATGTGACCGGCACGACGACGATCACCGCCATCACCCTGAACGAAGGCCACGAACGAACCGTCAGGTTTACCGGCATCCTCACGCTGACGAACGGCGCATCTCTCGTGCTGCCGTCAGGCGCAAGCATCACAACGGCGGCGGGGGATTTTGCTGTCTTCCGGGGATATGCGGCTGGCGTGGTGAGGTGCATTGGCTATCAGAAGGCCAGTGGCGCTGCCATCGTGGCGGGCTCCGGCGTCTCCTCGATCGCAGGTAATACTGGCGCCTTCACGCTCGGCGTGGGTCTCACCAACGCAACCAACGACATCCAGGTTAAGTTGCCGTACTTTTCAGCCTCATTGTCGGCGGGCCAAACGATTTCAAATAATACCGCGACCAAGATCAACGCAAACACGGAACTGGCCGACAGCAATAACTGGTACGACAACGTAACGAACTTTCGGTTCAATCCGCAGCTCGCCGGGAAATACAGAATTACGGGCGCCTTTGCCATCACCGCGACCACCGTAACCGAAGTAGATATTTACATCTATAAGAACGGCTCGCTCTACGCTCGGCAGTTCAGCGTCTCATCGGCCGTCGCTGCGCTGTCCTTGGACCTCAGCAATATTGTCTCCTTCAACGGCTCCACGGATTACGTTGAGCTTTGGTGTCTGGCGGTGGGGACAGGGACAATCAGTGTTCTTGGAGCAGCCAGCCCGCTTAGCACATGGTTCGAGGCCCAGTACGTCGGGCCTTAAGGCCAACGGCTAGGGCCGTCTTACCTCCGCTATGGACTTGTCGGAAAAACCAGCCAGTAACTTCGCCCATTGGTGTTGGGGTCACTGTTGTCGCTCGATGAAAACACAAACTGGCTGTCCTTCAAATGGGAGAAGCTGCCGCCTCCCAAATGGTAGATTTCATGGAATCTGCTGTGCGCCGGCCCAAGGGGTTTGCTGTTTTCGTAAAGCATTACTGGCGATCGGTTATCGCCCTTGATATGCGCGTCGTTCCCGAGAGAATTGAATCGATCGAGCCCCGTTTGATACGGGATCGATGCGTGGTTGTATCGCGAGAACGGCCCAGTGATTTGAAAGACGATCCTGCCCTTGGGCGCGGGATCAATGTAGGCGCCTTGAAGCATGTAGGCGGCAGGGAAATAGCCAGCAAATACTACGGCAATGACCGTTAACCATCTCGGCATTACGAATTCGCTAACGCGTCTTCATATCGTTCTTGAACGATTCCGAATTTATGGCGACGTGACCCACGATTGTCAGGGCAGACCATGCACCGGCCACGATTATGAACGCTACGGCGAGGTAATACAGGGCTTTTGGCATTCACGGGCTTTCTATCGATATAGGCGAAATTTCATCTGCGGCGATGAAAAATACCAAATAGCGCATTGCGCTTCCTATCACCACAACCCCACAGCGAGCAATAGATGACAGACCTCGTAGCCCTCAAGGCAGCGAACGCGAAACGCTGGCTCAACGCCAAGCTGACGCGGAACTTTACCTCCGTTGCCAAGCACCTGGTGGATGCTGGGGCGAAGGCGAGGTATCAGGCCGTCGAGAGGATAACCGGCGTTCCGTGGTTCTTTATCGCGGTCGCCCATGAACGGGAATCGTCTCAGGACTGGACCGGAAGCCTTGCCCAGGGCGATCCCTGGAATCGTGAGTCGGTTCACGTCCCCAAAGGACGCGGACCATTTAAGTCGTGGGAAGATGCGGCAATTGACGCTCTCGTTAATTGTAGCCCCTACGCCGCCCGCAATAAAGACTGGTCAGTCGGCGGGTGCCTGACCATGCTCGAGCAGTACAATGGCCTTGGCTACGCTTCTAGAGGCCGTCCGTCGCCTTATATCTGGTCGGGCACGGATCAGTACGTCTCCGGCAAATACGTCAGGGACGGCGTTTATGACCCTAACACGGTCGATAGCCAGCTCGGCTGCGCCGGCCTCCTGATGGCGATGGTTGCGCTTGATTCATCCATCAAGTTCGGTGGCGACAAGATCACGATAACGCCGATCCCGACTGAGAAGCCAACTATTCCGGTCCCGCCCGCCAAGCCTTCCATCACCAACCCGTCGCCGGGCTCGCTCGGCGCTTTCATTGTTTCAATATTCAACGCGATTTTCCGGAGGAAATCCTAACATGATTTTCGGCATCACGCTCGCACTCATTCTCGCTGCTCTCGTCTGGTACGCCATCAAGGGCAGGGCATGGCTCAAGACCAAGCCTTGGGCGGTGAAGTTCTTCGCCTGGATCGAGCCGGTAGAGCTGGCACTTTTCAAAAAGTCGGAGACAATCCTCGTCGGCCGGCTGCTTTGGGTTGGCGGCATCTTCGTAACGCTGTATGATTCCGTCGCGGTGTTCGCGTCCAGCTTGGATCTCACGCCGGTCACGACGCGAATATTCGACGCGCTCAGCATTCCACAGGACATGCGCGGGCTGACGGTGAGCGCGTTCTTTGCCATCCTCGGATTGCTCATCAATCGGCTCCGCGCCAAGGTCTCACAGCCTCTTGAGCTAACCGCGATCTCCGACAAGGACGTGGCAGCTAATCCGAAGGTGGCGGAAGCCATCGCCATGGCGGATGCGACGAAAGCGGAAGCGGTCAACGTGGTTGCAGACGCGAAGGCGGTTTGACAATGTGGATGGCAATCATGTCATTCATCGGTGGCCCTGTCATCAAAGGGCTGATCGATGCTTACAACGCGCATTTGAAGGCCACGACTACCGACAAGCAAACCGCCTCAGATTTGGCCGGCAAGGAGATCGCCGCACAGACCGCGGAAACCAATGCGATCTACAATCTGAGAATAGCACAGATTGGGCATCCATTCGAGCCTGAAAAAGTAGCGATGTGGATTACGCTGATATTCTACGCCAAGGTGATGGTGTGGGACAAGGTTCTCGGCCTCGGCACGACCGACGAAGTAACCGGCACATCTGCCATTTGGGCCGGGCTCATCATGTCGTGGTACTTCGCCAAGCGCGGCGCCGAAAACATCACTTCAATTATTACGTCGATCAGGAAGTAGTCGGGAATGATCTTCGAACCAACCATCAACCTCGGCAATCTCGTGATGATTGCCATGATCGTCGTCACTGTCATAGGCGGCTGGTACAAATTCGGCGGCAGGCTAGATATCATTGAGTTTCGCGTCAAAGCGATCGAGGAAACATTGAAAACGCTGAGCGAGGTTTTAAGGTCGATAGCGGACACCGACAAGCAACTCGCCTTGATCGATCAGCGCCAGCTTACGATTGAAACCACAGTCTCAACCATGGGCCGGGAAATCGCGGACTTGCGGCGAGGCGGGGGCTGGATAACGGCTCAGCGCGCCAGCGTCGATGGCGAATATACGAGGTGAAACCCCTCATCCTCCTCGCCTTCCTGCTCTACCCCATCCCCGCTCAAGCCATTCCCTGTCCGAAAAGCTTTGCTTGCTGGCAAGTGAGAACCGCCGTTGCCACGTTCGGGGAATCCGCGGTTGAGGCTCATGTCAGGGCTTGTGGGTGGAGTGAACATAAAATCATCGAGGCCCGCAAATGTCTCAAGTGAAATACTGCATTCAGGTTTGTTGCGTAGCTCTTGCGATTATATTTGCATCGATCTTGGCAGAGCCGGTTAATATAGCGCTGTCATGGACGTTCGGGGTTAGGTGTGTGTTTTGCAGTCCGGCTTGGGCGATTGTTTCACCGCGCCAGCCAGATCGCGTTGACAGTCATCGGTCAGTCGTCACCGTCTTTGACTCGGCATCGACCTTCCTGCATGACACTTTGTAATTCGGGTCGATATCGGCGAGGCCGCCGAGCCGCGCCACCGAATGCGCGTTAGCTTCGCAAGCTTCGTAGCTGGACAGTGGCGATTTAAGCTCCTGCACGAAT